TGCACCCAGCCGTACCGGGATTGATGTCCTGATACCCACACCCAAGCTTTAACCTTGACAGGTTGCGGATTGTGTACACGCGGCGGCGGTGCCGGTCGGTGCACTGCCGGGCGCGGCGCTGGTGGTGCGGGGTGAGGATGCGCGTGTACTACACAAGCACTACTCAGCAACCCAATTGTTGCAATCATTATCTTATTCATTTGAAATCTCCTGTTCTTCATAAGGTTCGTAAAAATCTTCGGCGGTTCCTTCGCGTCGATCAAATCGTTGAATGACTTCTTCATCCATTATACGTATGACCTGGGTTTTAAATTCATCATCAGATTGAATTAATTCTGCCCACTTAGAAGGCTGGAACTTTTTGGTGTAACCGTCTTTTGTTTCAAGAGTGTACCAAGCACCTTTAGAAGTGAGACACTCGGAAGTTTTGATAGCATCGAACCAACTTTCTTCATCGCGAATACCCACTTCGTCTGTGCCCCACATAATGCGGAAGGCACAATTTCTTCCTTGGGTTCCGAAGCGAGACTTCTCTAGTCTCACCTTAACTTCGGATCCGATACGGAAACCTTTATCATCCATCACGAAAGCACTCTTAGCCTTGCGTCCGGTGAGCCAGATGCGCAGGGAATAAGAATAATGCATAGCCTTTCCGCCGGGGGTCATGTAAGGAGTAGTCATGGCAGTGATATGAGCCATGGGTCCACTAGTAATGTTAGTCTTAAGCTGATTAAGAACCAAGAAGGTTGCCTGCTTGTCTGCGATAGGAAGTGTCAGCTTTGACATTCCCTTCGCAAGGATGCGCGCCTTCATTGCCATCGAGGATTGAGGATTAAAGTCGCCTTCCACATCCGACACTGCCGGAGTGAACGCTAGCGAATCCCAGATCAGCAATAGCTTTTCGTCGGTTGCTCCTAGAAGTTCCTCAATTGTCTCAAGAACAAACTCGACAGAGGATGCTTGGACATACATTAAGCGCTCTAGGTCGCAGCCTGCTGCCTCCAAAAAAGCAGGGTCGATGGCTGACTCGGAATCAAAATATACGACGAGCTTATCCATTTTCTGGGCGTTGGCTGCAATCTGTGCGGCCATGTAAGACTTACCTGTGGAGGTGAGTCCGGCAATCTCTGTGACTTTGCCGACAGGAATGCCGCCGATGTGCCCCTTGCATATAATACTGTCAAGCCAGCGGGATCCTGTGGGGATCCATTCCTTGACTTCGGTGGGGTTCGCCCCCGTTAGATCGTGCGCGACATTGCGCCCCGCTTTCTTATTTACTAAGGTCATGAGTTCCTGCATGGATACACGACCAGCTTTTGATTGTTTTGCCTTTCTCGGCATAGTGCCTCTCCTTATATATTATATTATAACACAGTGCTTGCGCTTTGGCAAGTTAGTAATGATAATTTCTGAAGATTTTTTTGACTTGTTCATTCCATAAGTCCATGCGGCTTCATGGATTTTATAATCTCGATAGAGTTCGCGGATCTCTTCACAATCATTATAAGATAAAATCCAATTCTCTCTTTTTCTTAATTCAGAAAACAAAGAGAGATGGGGGAAAAGCTCGTGCATATCTCCATCGTCTCCATACAATTTATTTCTCACTCCTGACAGGAAGTAGGGAGGATCAAGATAATAATAACAGTCATGTCTTTTCAGGGAATCTTTAAAGTCGGCATGCTTAACAGTAAAGCTCCCCACTTTAAATTTCCTCAACTCTGCTAACCGTCTATCTGTAAACCGTGCATAAGACGCACGTTCGGAAAAGCCGCCGGCAAATGTAGCTCCTGAAAAGCTACTACGATTGATAGCATAAACCTTTGCGGCCGCTTCAAAAGTTAAAGGATGATTTTTCCGTAACGCAAATCGAACCTCTTCTCGAAATCTCTCGAAATCTTTTTTAGGTAACCCTCGTCGTCTAAGCTTCTCGTCTTTATAGGTGTAGGTTTTGAGGCGACGATAAGAATCTGCCACATCAGCCAAGCGTTCTGCATCTTTGAGGAGCGCCTGCCAAAACCATACGATTGGCTTAAACCCATCATAAGCATGAACCGTAATTCCTTTTTCGGACAACGCTAATTCAAAGGAACCACCCCCGAGAAAGGGGGAGCAAAGCTCCCCACAGTCTTCGGGGATGAATTCCATTAACGTTGTGACTGCCCGGCTTTTACCGCCAGGATATCGCAACGGGGACTTCACTTTGTGAACAGAGGATCTAGCTTGTTCTGCTTCAATGTCTTGCCCTTGGAAGAAGCTCCTCCCGGGATTGATATCGACAAGAACCCAGCCAAGAGCCCTTTGGCGGTGGATACGGACGCAAAGTGGTGTACGTTGCCCCCGTCCATCTTCCAATCGCGAGCCTTGTCGCGTTGCTTTGTAATGCTAAGGTGGTCCTTGAACCACGTTGCAAACTCACCAGAAATCTTGTTTCCCTTACGTGTCGATCCTAGGACCGGGTATGTAACGTACAAGATTGTCAAGGCTTCAAGAAGCTCTGTCTGGATCTTCTTATCATTTGGCCATGCCGACTTAATAGTATCAGCGGCCAATTTGACATTGGCGGGGTTGGTACCGCAGTCGCGCTTAGCTGCTCTTCGGAATCCCGAGACGCTTACTAGCGGGTTTCCGCAGGTGCCTACGTATCCGCTGACAGGATCGTCAGGTGATCCACACACAGCCAAACCACAGTACAACAATTGTCCTCCAGTAATTACGGCTTCGGCGTCACCAGCAAGATACTTGTGAAGAAAAGTTTCCTCGCCAGAACATTGCTTTCTGTTGTCTTTGTTAATTTCGGCAAAGATGCGATGGTATTCCTGCTTATCTTTTACCTTAATTACAAATGCCTCAATCGGCTCATCTTCTCCCATGACGATACGCCACATATGCTTGCGGTGATCACCATCCAGCAGAAATCTCTCTCCGTTGGGGAACTCAGCAACAAGGATGGGACTAAACAAAGCCCAGTCCCAACCGTTCTTGAGGTAAGCCTCAAGTGTGGTTATCTTTGTTGGGCGATTAACAATCGCCTGAATTGTGGTTGCTATTTTTTCTAGCGTTCCACGCTTACCCAGCTTCCTGATCTTCGCTTCGAGGGCGCGCCTTCTGAGCCGGTTGATACGGACCTGTGGTCCAATTATTTTGTTACTCATTTGTTGTTTCTCCTTTTGATAAGTAAATGGTCAATGACCATGCTATCTTTTCCAGCCGACTTACGAAATTGCGACTCTATGGAAGGCGATAGCCGACCTAAGTTTCTATTTAAAATGGGGCAGACTTTTCCCGGTCTGCCAGCGGGGCGAGCCTAGCCTGCTACCAGTTCATTGAACGCACGGTCTACATCAGTAGTTTCAGTGCTCTTGTACTTGGCAGTCTCGCGTGAACGCGACTCGGCGGATCCGTCTCCGGCGAGTTGCTCATCGAGAATAGCGTCTACCTGCTCGGGGCTAAGACGGTCAAAAAGTCCGTCAAAGTCGGGCATGCCATCAAGGAGGGCGGGGATGGCCTCGGTATCCTCAAGCAAAGTTGAGGTATTACGACGCATTTTCAGGCTCGTCTGGGGGTATGCACCGGGCTTGGTGGGCTTGGTGTAAGTGAGTGTGATGTCAGTACCCTCTGTAATATCTGTGACATCACCGTATTCGGGATCTAGAATGTACCCGAGTAGAAGTTCGTATGCGGTCTTACCATAGCCGTATACCTTAATTCCCTCGTCTTCTCGACCACGAACCACAACAGGGGAGAAGTAGCGAGTACGCACAAAGAGTGACTTTGCAAGCTTCTTACTTTCCTCGTCGTTGTTATCGCTTCCTTCTCGCCAAAGCGAAGAAGCGAATTCGCAGATAGGACATGCCTCACTAAAATTACGCTTGGGGCACAGAATTCCTCCTCTGTGGTCTCCTACGTTATAATGAAAGAACATTTCCTTCAATGGATCTCCGTCGTTAGTTGGAATGATCCGAATGTCGGTGTCTCCCTCGTCTGGCTTGAACCAAACAGAGTTAGAATCACCCTTGTTTTCACCGCGCAAAGTTGCGAGCTTGCGGCGCATAAGCTCCATATCAATTGACATTATTCAATTTCTCCTTTTGTGAATAAAGTATA